AAGAAAATCTCGTCTACTTTACGTAAGTCAGGAAATTCTGTAGGTTTTACCCATTCAGTGGGTGCTTCAAATTTAGGTATCTTCATAGTATTAAATAACAAAGAATTAATAAACACGTAAACAAACCCATGTAAGCAGGTATATGATTATTTGGTTCCATAGTCCCTTTCAATTATCATTTCTATAAAATGTATTGCCTTTTCCAAATCTTGTTTTTTTCCTTTATCACGATGTCTAATTATGTACTTAATAGCACATCCCTCCGGATATAGCAATTCATTCTCAACTACAAACTTGCTCGGCTGAATTTTATACTTTTGATAGTGACTGCCGCCGTGCTGCTTATCCCAAACTTTCGATGTCATAACCTTTGTCCTCATATTTAGCTGTTAGTATATATAAATTTTGTTTTGTACGTGTTACACCCACATACCAAACTCTTTGTTCCTCGTCGTATTTGTCTTCACTTCTTTCTATTGCTTCTCTTATTTTTTTTGTGTTATCTAAAATTAATAAAACATTTGTTGCTTCACCACCTTTAGCTGCGTGTATGGTAGATAGTTTTACTCTTGCAGGTTTAGAAAGTTCTTCTCCTAATCTTAACATTTCTCTTATGTATAAACTTTCTTCTGGTTCAACTTTAAAAACATCAAACCATCTTTGTGTATTACTAAATCCAAATTCTTTTAAATCATACATTCTTTCTTCTGTGGGTGCTTCTTCTTCTAAAAATTCAAACAAATCTTTTACTTCTGACAAAGATAAATTGTCTCCATTAGTCCAACGTGTGTAATCTTGTATTGATTTATACAATCTTGTTTTATAACTCTTTCTACCTTTTATTTCAAAGTAAATAGCCATGTCTTTTAAAAACGGTTTTATTTTTATTAATTTGTCATTTGTTCTTGCAAGTACTAACCAATCTCCATCATGCAACGGTGCGTCTTCAATTGAAGTTATGTGATTTGCGGTCCCTGATTCCGGACGCGGTGCCCATAGTTTTTTAATTTTACGGTCATCTGGTATTCTATCTAGTATTTGATGAGCTATGTGTTGTACTCGCATCGGTACTCTGTAAGATTGTGGCAAGATTATGTCTTTAGCCGGCTCATCTTGAAATCGTTTAACATCTGCACCAGCCCAACCATAAATAGCTTGATCATCATCACCTGCTAGTATAACATATTTAGAATTTTTCTTAAGTATATCGTACATTTTCCACTGTATTGGCGATAAATCTTGTGCTTCATCAACAAATATTACGTCATATTTTGGACACAATTCTGCCACATTAAATCTTTCAATCATGTCAGTAAAATCCACTAGTCCATAGGCTGCCTTATAATTGTCTACTTCGTCTTTTAAAATTTGTAACTGATGTTTATCTATGTCCTCTGAATACATGTCTGTATTATACTCTTCTTCAATAGATACATTTTTAATTCGTGCTGCATTAATAATGTTAAAATATTCGCTATCAGAATCTACAAATCCAGTTTTCTCTTCTCCATTAGAATAAACTGTAACTTCTATACCTAGTTTTCTACCTATGTCTTCGTAGTGTTCGTCTTGCATTACTTGCGCTTTCTTTATACCTAATTGATTAAAAGCTAATGAATGTAATGTTCTAAAATATTTTAAATCTTTTCTTTGTAATTTAGGATATGCGTCTAACATTCTATCTATTGCCTCGTTAGCAGCTTTAGTAGTAAATGCAAAGTAACCTATTTTATCAATAGGTGTACCAAGTTTAACAAATGTTTTTACATACTTAATAAGTTTGGTTGTCTTACCTGTACCAGGAGGACCTAATATTTTTCTAATCATTCTTGATACCACCTTTCTGCATCTTTCATATGTTCTTCTAATGTATTATGTACAAACCTACTATTACAATTTATACATGCCCATCTTACAAACTTACCTGTTGCATGGTTATGATGTAATACAATTTTAGTATTACCTTTACCACAATGTTCACAATAATTTGTTTTTGGTGGAGTGCTTGGATGTTTTTCTAAATTGTTTCTTATATTACGTAAAGGGTTTTCACAATTTTTACATTTATTTTTTAATCTTTTATAAATTACTTGAGTTTTTCTATCTGTTTTGGGACTAGCTATTTGAAAATTTTTTTGATTAAATTCTATTCTACATCCATCACAAATTTTTCTGTCATCTTTAGAACCTAAAACTTTATGTTCTATTCCTTGATGTATTCTTATAAAATGTTTCATTACATTATCTCCGTGTTATGTTTTATTTTAGTATGATTTATTTCTATGTCTTCAAATTCTTCTATACTAATCATTACAATATTTTTTGTCGGTGTGTTGTATTTACCTTTTTCTTTTGTTGGATATCGTTTTTGTTCTAAAAATTGTATGTCACATTTTTTGTAATTAGTTTTCATCATTACACCTGTCTTATCTTCGCCGTGTTTCCAATTCTTGGATCTTAGTTTGTCGTAGAATTTGTCAAACTTAAAGTATGCATAACCATCTTCTATCAACACAGTTCCAGATTTAAATGCTGCATCGTTCATAGCTTTAGGTCCATTTATTTTTGCGTGCAACACGTCATGTAATTTTTCTTTTGGTGATGTACCTACAGGAGGATTAATTACTTTTTGTGTTTGAAATAATGCTTCTAATACTGATTGATCTTCTGGTGCTTTTATAATTGGTGGTGGAAATCCTGCAGCTTTTGCTATTGAATTTCTACGTTTACGTTGGTCTGTGACATGTTCAATTGTTTTACAATGCACAGTAGCCTTACCAATACCATCTGGTTTTGTAACATCAAATTCATATTCTGGGTCTGGTTCTATATCTATCTTTCTTAAATTTGTTAATACAGGATATTGTCCTTTTGATCCTGCAAGTATTCCAAATTTCTTTTTTACACATATACCTTTTTTACAAAAATCACTGAGCGGACTTTGATTACAAGTAAAACCTTTTTCTGATCTGTTCCATGATCTTGTTTTTTGTTTTAATTTATTATCGTCCCATGCGTTTGCATGTTCTCTTGCAAAATATTTTACTGGTGCATTTTTTACTTTCTGTTCCCATGTATCTGGATATTTCATTTTAACAAAAACATGGTAGTTATACATAAATCTATCTTTGCCATCAAAACCATTTTGATTAGATATTTTAGATATCAAAGCAAGACAAGGTGGTCCTTCTAAAAAATCTTCGTCTACACCATCCATAGATTGTTTTTCCATCTCTTCTGTCAAAGATTTTAAATCTTCTGTGCTAGTTATATTTGCATCTACCACTTTTATAAATTGTTCTAATGTAAAAAAAGTGCCATCAATATTAATAGCTCTACGTTGTCCACCGTAGTATGGTAAATTAATAAACTGTCCTGGTTTTATAATCCCTGTTTCCGGATCCTTAGTTAATTGTGTTTGCTTTGGAAATATTTCTGTATCTGGTTTAAGATTAAATAAAGGTAATAAATTACTTAAAAATGATACAATGATTGTAGATTGTACAAACTCATTCATAAATAAATATAAATGTAGTCCACCACTTTTAGATTCAATAGGAATAAGTGGTAGTTTGTATTGTTGAATAGTTTCTAAATAAAATTGTTTATTAAAATTTTCATATTTTTTAGGGTCAATATCTATCACTCCAAACCTAGCATCACCGCTTTCATTAGTTGGTTGTATACCAACAGATATTTTACCTTCTAAATGTTCTTGATAAATTGTGTCTGTAAATTCTTCGTAAGTCCATCTGTAATTAGGTTTTTGCTTTCCGCTTTCTGGGTCTACAATTGCGTTGGTCCAATCTGCGATTCCATACGCATGTCTATAGCCATTAAATATTTTTATATATTCTTGCATAAATATCCTGTCTACGTGGGCCACTCAGTCTCCCTCCTGGCCCACGCTGTGCACATACCCCGAAGGGATTATATAATGCTGCTACTTTCCGCTGGTTTCTCTTCACCATGCTTCGCTTTCACTGCACCTTTAGAGATGCTTTCAGAAAACGATTTAGCTTGTTGATAGATACTTGCGTCAGTAATAGGACCAATTTTACTAACTTCCCAACCAAACCATGTGCCTTTATCATTAGACATTTGGGTAGTTTTTAGTTTGTAAATGTGGCTAAAAGATGCCGGTGTATATAAACCGTTTTTACCTTTTAGTTTTATGCCGGACATCATTGAATTCCATTTTCTACTAATTTTTAATTGAGTAGATTTCATAGAGATCAACGCAGTCGCTGGACTGTCTCCAGTTATAATTACAAAATGTGATGCAGTCTTCTCAATATAATTACCATTAGGCAATCTATCTTTGTAGTTTGCATCAGCTTTTGTTTTGGACATGATATCAGAAGAAGAATCATAGATTGCAACAGGTGCACCTGGTCCATCTCCTCTATCTTTCCATTCGATGTATTCAAGTTTGTAAAAACATGGAATTACTTCTATGCCTTTTACTCCGTCGTATAAATCTCCAGAAACAGAATTGTAAATCATTCCTGGTTCTGCACCTTCAACATACTTACCATCACGTTTATTAACTTCTGGTGAAAGCTGTCCTAGGATTTTAAGAAAAGGAAGGGCTAGATCTTCTTGACCTATTTTACCCAAACCTTTTGCTGCATCTTCTTCAAAAATATTTGAAGGAAGTCCTGCAGACTTTTTCTCTGCTACTTGGTTCATGGTTATTTACTCCTTGTTATTTTTGTTCTGTTGCTCGTAAACAAATTAAATAAGTCAGAGGGCATATCAAGTCCAGCCTCAACACGCTCTCTAACTAATGCTTTAAGTGTCATTGGTTCAACCTTTAATTTCTGGATAGGTTCATACCCTTGACCTTGCGCAAGGACAGCATATTGCTGTGCCTTGTTATCTTCGGAACGTCCAAAAGCAACAGTCACCTCATTTTTAATAAGATCACCTAGTCCGTTCTCACGAAGCCATTTATATGCTTCTTCCTTTTTATCAGCAGGTATAGAAGCACCATAGACAGGTTTAACTTCTACTGAAGTCCCGTCTGCTAATTTTAATGTAGAGATGTTCATTTCTTGCATCATTGTAGGTATTACCTCTGATGATACTAATTCTACTTTTCTTTTCATCTCTTTATATTCTTGTTCTTTAACTAAAAGTTCTGCTTCTAGTTCTTGTAGTTTAACTACTTGTTCAGATAATTTGTTAGCATCATTTGCGCCATCCAAATCTTCTCTTTGATCTGCTTCAAAGTTTATATTACTCATTGTCTACTTTTCCTTTCTCATGTAGGTTTATTTTTATTGGATAATACATTCTATCTTGCTTATCCCATTTCAGCAAATTAAATTTACCGTTTGTATTGTCAGCAACTATAGAACATGCAACTCCAATTATAGCAGGATCACCTGTTAATAATAAGTAATCATGTGGAGTATAATCTTTTAAAAGATTCCTTAATTTAAAAATTAAAGGACCTGGAGAAAAAATAATTTGAGAAAATTCTGGTAAAAGAAATTTAAATTCTCCATACTTAGAAGCACTCATAATATTTATCTTAGGAGAACCGGCTTTAGTACCTGGTAGTTCTTGTAGTATGTAAACTATCGGTTTTCGGTTGGTCATTAGACCATCATATTTTATACTTTCTGACATCTTGACAATCTATATAGGATGTTCTATATAAGAAGTCAATACAGAAAGAAGAAAAATTATGAACTATAAATTTAAGACTAAGCCTTATGCGCATCAATTAAAAGCGTTAGAGCTTTCTTGGGATAAGCCGTACTTTGCCTATTTTATGGAAATGGGTACTGGTAAATCAAAAGTACTGATAGATAATATTGCTATGTTATATGACGCTGGCAAAATCAATGGTGTCCTAATTGTGGCACCAAAAGGTGTATATAAAAATTGGTATGATAGCGAAATACCTACACACATGCCTGACCATGTAGAATATGAAGATTGTTTGTGGCAATCAATGATTAATCAAAAACAACAAAAAGAATTAGATAAAGTTTTTAAACCTGGAGAAGATTTACATATTTTAATTATGAATGTAGAAGCTTTCTCTACTAAAAAAGGTGTAGAGTTTGCAGCTAAATTTTTACGTTGTCATAGAACGATGATGGCTATTGATGAGTCCACAACTATTAAAAATCCAGATGCTAAAAGAACTAAACACATATGTTCTCTTGGTGAATATGCACCCTATAAAAGAATATTAACCGGTTCTCCTGTAACAAAGTCACCATTAGATTTATATAAACAATGTGAGTTTCTTAAAAAAGAATTACTAGGACATACGTCTTATTACACGTTTAGAACTAGATATGCTAAAATGAAAACAGCAAATTTTGGTGGTAGATCTGTACAGATTGTTGTTGGTTATCAACATCTTGCAGAATTGTCAGAAAAATTAAAAGCTTTTTCTTATCGTGTATTAAAAGATGATTGTTTAGATTTACCTGAAAAAACGTTTATTAAACGTACAGTTCAGCTTACATCAGATCAAACTAAATTATACAAACAAATGAAAGTCCTAGCTCTTGCACAAATGGACGGTAAAATAATGACTACCGCTACTGTATTAACTCAGTTAATGAGATTACAGCAAATAACTTGTGGCCACTTTACTGCAGATGATGGCACTATAAAAGAAGTAGACTCTAATAGATTACCAGAACTTATGAATGTATTAGAAGAGATAGAAGGTAAAGTTGTTATATGGGCTCATTGGCAGAGAGATGTACATAGGATAATCCGGGAGATATCTAAAAAATTTGGCGAAAATAGTTTTGTAGATTACTATGGTTTAACACCAATGTCAGAGCGTCAAAAAAATATAGAAAAATTCCAGGATCCAAACTCACCGGTCAAATATTTTATTGGTACTACACAGACAGGTGGCTATGGTATTACATTAACCGCAGCTAGCACCATGATATATTATTCAAATGGTTATGACCTAGAGAAAAGACAGCAATCAGAAGCTAGAATAGATCGTATTGGTCAAAAATATCCTATGACTTACATAGATATTATGTGTGAACATACTGTTGATGAAAGAATTGTAAAAGCGTTAAAGAAAAAAGTAGATATTGCTAGTCAGATTATGGGTGAAAAATTAAAAGATTGGATTTAACCTACAACTTTACCGTCTTTCCATTCCATATCTGGAAGACCTTCAGTGTATCGTTTGCCATCGTAAGTTAAAACTTGTTTTCTGTTTGCACCAGATTCATGATAGCTGATATGTATCCAACCGCCTGCAGGATCGTCAGGATCATAAAATTCCATAATAAGCTGATCAAAGTCAACGTTATTTTGTAACCAGTAAGCTACTTTTATATTGGGCACGCCAAAAATTTCTAGGTCACAGGCCTGGCCCTTCGCATGTTGCGAAGTCTTCTTCGAACCAATAGCTTCGCATAACGCTTCGGAACGGTAGCCAGAGGTAATAGTAACGGGTTTATCAAAATGCGCGCGAAGCGGTTCCAAAACTTCATAACATAAGTCTCCTAAACTTTTAATCTCTCCAGCTCCTGGAGTATTATCAATTCCTTTCCGAGTCGCTGTCATCGACTTGGTCATTTCTTTTAAAGTAAAGTGTTTCGATAGTTGCATGAAAAATTTTTTTATCTAATAATTAAAGCAAATATAACATATGCCATACCCGAGATCAACGCTCCAGTAGACACTAATAAGATGCTTTCTACGCGGTTAATTTGACGTTCAAGCTTATTTATTTTGTCATGCGTCTGCTTCTGCATGATTCTACACAGCTTCTCGTGGTCTTCTATTTTTTGTAATGCGTTTTTAGCCATTTGGAAATAGTAAACGGATTTTTTGATCCATTGTCAAGTTAGAAAATTGGTTAGCTGCCTGTGATTGTGTCATTACAGATTGGTCAATTGATGGTACATTTAATGAAGTTGGTGTAACAGGTGTGTCTTGCATTATAGGCATTAAAGGGTTTTCTATGTTTGGAAATATTGGCTCGTCTAAATCTAAAGTTATTAGTTCGCTATAAATTTGACTTATTTCAGGACCAGCTTCTATGTAAGGATTATCTAATCCAAGTTTATCTGCGTTCTCAAAAAAAGCTCTTCTTATTTCTTCTGAAGGTAAGAATGGTTTAAATCTTCCGGCTTTAATTGCGTTATATGCTGTTGTTCCAACCCTATCAAAAGCATCTCTAATTTGTTGGTCTTCAAGTCCTAATGTTTCGCCAGCTTCTAGATCTTCTTTCATAGTTTTTTG